CCGGGCCGGTTGCTGCTGCTGCTGCTCTGGTGCCTGCTTGGGCTGTGGCTGCAGGGTGTGGACAGACAGGCTGTGCGCGGCTGCCGCGTTCAGTGCCTCCGCGTCCAGATAGTGGTTGTCCTTCTGCGTCTTGATCCAGAGCACCCGGCCGGATGCCTTCACCAGCCGCTGCTCGGCCACAAGCTGCTGGCAGTAGTCGTCCGTCGCGTCCACGGGCAGGTGCCACGCCCCGGACTCCCCCTCGGGCCACTGGATGCGGGCATGGGTCCAGGACTTGAAATAGTCGCTGTCCAAGTGCCACAGCTGCAGCCCGTGCTTGATGATGCGCCCACGGTGGGACACGTCAATCAGCGCCGCCTTGATGGGCTTGTCCTGGGCATTGTGGCCCTTGGTCGGGAAAGCACGCCCCCGGAATCGTCGGCAGAAGGTGTATATCTGGTTGTCCGCGCCCCGGGTGGCGCCGGGCTTGAATCCGCTGTCCACAAACATGCGCCGGATGTGGTGTCCGCCCCAGCCCTTCTGCAGCAGCGCCGCCAGCTCCGCCCAGACCGGATCGTGTTCCGTTTCGCCCCACAGCTCGCCATGCTGGATTAGCCAGGACTCGTAATTGACACCCCAGCCCCGCACGGCATACACCAGCCGGTCCTTCTGAACGTCCACCCCAGCGGTGAGCAGCCGCACGCCCTCGGGCACGGCCCCGGACTCATAGCCGCTGCGCAGCTCCGCAACCTTGGTCCAGTCCGGGGCCTCGCCCTCCAGGCGGTACAGTTCGCCGAACGCGGTATTGATGACCGCCTGCAGCCGCCCGGGGGTCTTGCTCCGGTGGGCCTCCAGGAATGCCTTTGCCCGCTGTCCCCAGGTCCTCCAGGGGGAGCACAGCCCGGACACCCAGAAGGATGCTGTATCGGACTCGGGGGCCTCGCCGTGGATCTCGCCGTCCGGTCCCACCCGCTCCCCCTCAGCCAGGAACCGCCCCGCTCGGTTCATGTCCGGCCGGTGCCGGTCCTCGATCTCCGCCCCGCACCCAGGACACGCCAGCCGCGCCTCCTTCAATGCCCGGTGCGGGGTGCACCCCTCGGGCCAGCGCAGCAGCTCGAACCTGGGCACGAAGTAGCTCCCGCAGTCCGGGCAGGGCCATGCCCAGCGGAACTGCGTGCCCTCCTCGTACAGGCTCCAGATTGCGCTTGCCCCCTCCAGGGTGGGAGTGGAGCACACCACCACCTTGCCGTCCGGAAACGTGCTTGTCCGCGCCTCAGCCAGGGCCACGGGGTCCCCTTCGCCTTCGGTGTCGTCTCCCATGCGGTCCCGCTCGTCCACCAGGACCAGCCCGGCTGGGTGGCTGCTAAGCTCCGTGGCCGAACCTGCCCAGCCGAAGCCCAGCCGCACCCCGCTTACCCATTTCTCGCTGATCTTGTTCTGCTGCCCCTTGTGCAGCTTGTGCCACAGGCTGGGAGTGCCCTGAAGCATTTTCATCAGCCGGTCCCGGCTTATGCTCTCCGCCTGCCGTTGGGTGGGGCTGATATACAGGACCGGGCAAGGATCATCATCCAGCCGCCAGCCGATCAGGTTTAATAGGGCTTCCGTTTTTCCCATCTGGGCACCCATGACGATAACCACCCGCCGGAATCGGTAGTCCGCACAGGCTCGCAGGATGGGGATTAGGTAGGGAACCCTGCTGGACCGCCAGGGGCCGGGCTCCGCGCTGCCGGCTGGCAGGATGCGGTTATCGTCCGCCCACTCGTCAGCCGTCCGTGGTGGGGGTGGAGCCAGTAGGTTTGCGCCCGTTGTGACCAGCGGCCCAAGATGCGAGCTTATCGGCTGCTGCATGTCTGATTCTCCTGCACTCATCGAAAAGTAATGCCCGCACGGCCGCCGGGTCCGCCAGTCCTGCCACTTCGCCCGCCACCCGGCCGGGCAGCCCGTCCAGCTGTGAGCCCACAAGGACCATGGTTGCGTTGAAGGTGGACTGAGCCTCCGCCAGCGGGACCAGCTCCCGCTCCCGCTCCCGCATGTTCAGCTCTATCTGCTGCCGCTGTGCAATGACCAGCCGCCGCTTCTCCTCCGCCATGTCGGAACCGCTGCGCCCGTCCCCGTGGTACTTGGCCCAGGCCGCAATGGCCGCCTTCAGGTCATAGACGCCACGGTCCAGAGACTGGAACACGCCCGCCGCCTTGAGCTTGTGAAAGTGGGCCTCGCTGATGCCTAGAAGGTGAATCAGGGCCTTCCTGCTCGCCCGCTCGGTGTCTTGGATGAGCATTGCTTACTCGCCTATGTTGCAGTGCAAAAAATGTCTCGATTCCCGCGCCTCCGCCACCCGCAGGGGGGCACCCCCCCAGAAGGACCCGCAGCCGATGTGGATTCACAACGGGCCGCTTTCCCGCACCAGCGCAGCCCAGCCCCGCAAGGTCAGTGTTGCGCAGTAGTCCAGGGAATCCGCCGCCGCCATGGGCATGTCCCGGTTCAGCTCCTGCAGGGGGACCACGAACAGCCAGCCCTGCCGGTCTTGGCGATACGCAAGGCAGGGGGTGCGGTAAGCTGCTGCTGCCTGTGCCACTGCCTGCCGCCACCAGCCCGCCACGGTGGCAGGTGATGCAGTCGCAGCCCGCTTGCACTCAATGGCATAGCGGCCCAGCTGTTCAGCCACAGGGCCGGATTCGTCCGGGTGCAGTTCCAGATCCCAGCCGCCGCTGCGGACCTGCTCCAGCTTTCGCTGCAGCCGGATGCCCAGCTCGTCAAAGATCAGCCGGGCCAGCTCCAGCTCCGCGTTGCTGCCCTTGCGCCGGCTGCGATTACCGGCCACGGTCCGCCGTCTCCGCCGCCCGGAAGTAGATGTTCCGCAGCCGCTGCCCCTCGGGGCACAGCCGCCCCCGGGGTGCGTAGCAGCAGCCGCTGGTCTTGCCTACGCCCATCAGATGGTTGTAGTAGTCCCGGGCCAGCCCGGCCACCCGCTCAGCCTCCTGCCGGTGCAGGTGGGCATCGTGTTCCAGGATCGCTGCCCGCTCGTCCGCCATCTCCTGGGCAGCCTCAGCAGCCGATTGCATTTCTGAAACAGGGCTACCCTGAGCACTGCCTTTACTGTCAAAAGGGGTAGTGATTTCTGAAACAGGGCTACCCTGAGCACTGCCTTTACTGTCAAAAGGTCTTTTGGCAGTTTTGGCAGTAGCCAGGGTAGGGCTTTCTGAAATTTCGCCCTGCAGCTGGTCCAGGTACTTACTCACTGCAGCGCCCTCGGGTTGACGGTGTAGACGGTGGCCGTTCTGCCCTTGGTCGGGTGCTGTTCCACGCTGAGCCAGTCCAGATCCGCCAGCAGCTGCAGGGCATCCAGAACCACCTCCCGGTCTGTGAGCTTGGCCCAGCCCGGCCGCCAGACATCCCGGCTGCCGAACTGTGGTTTCAGCTCCCCGCGCCGCAGCCGGAACAGCACGGCCTGGGCCGCCTCCACCTCCGGGGTAGTCACAGCCCCATAGGCACGCTGTGCATGGCTCTCCAGATACTCCGCCCAGCCCAGCGCCTGCAGGACTTGCCGCCGCCCCACGGGGCCGCTGTGCCCGTCCGCAAGGTGCAGCAGCAGGGCCAGCCCGGGCACCAGCTTGCGGTACTTGGCAAGATGAGATTCCACGGCCGGGTGCAGTTCCCCGCCCCGCAGCCTGCCCTCCAGGTCCTGCCGCCACTCGCGGAACAGCCCCAGCCCATCAGGGTCGAATCGCAGATACGGCAGCCCGTCAGGCTCCCCGTTGAATCCGGCGTCCTGCAACGCACCCACGGCCGCCGGGTCCAGCTGGTCCAGCCGCTCGAAGGTGGCAAGCGCCTGCTGCTTGGCCTCGCTGCTGGGCCAGCGGTCCACCTCCTTCCAGTCTCCGCCGGTGTCGGGCCACACCAGCAGCCCGAAGCGTTGAATCAGCCCATCATCCCCAGCCCCGCCCCTGACGGCCGCCCGGATGTAGTGGGCCACGCGCCCCGGCTGGGTGGAGCCCAGCAGGGACAGGCAGACAGCCGGAATATGCAGGTTCATGCCCCGGGTGATGCGGTCGAAGGTGTAGGCGGAATCCCCGTTCCATGATGTGAGATAGAAGCCCCGGGCCTCCGCGTTGTCCTCCCGGTCCAGCGCCCGCAGCAGGGACACAATCTCATCCCGATGCACCAGCAGCCCGTTGGGGTTCTGCCGCAGCAGCTCGCCCAGCGCCGCTGCCGTGGTGTCGTTGGCGATGTATCGGCGCAAGATGGGCTCGTCCAGCTCCTCCGCCTCTAGCAGGTGGCCCACGTCCGCCTGGGGATCTCTGGACAGTCGCTTCTTGGCCTCCTTCTCTCCCGCATCCTGCCGCAGCTTCGCCACGGCCTTGTCCCGCTCGTGGTCCTTCGCTGCCTGCTCGTGGTCCTCGCACGCAAGCGCCGCCAGCCGCTTCAACGGCCCCAGCGCCGCCTCCATTGCCGGGGACTTGAGCACGCCCGGGCGGCCGATAATCAGCGCCCACTGATTCCCGACCACGGTCCAGTCCGTCTGCGCCTGGGG